CAAGCCTGTTGTCTGTATAATTAAAAAGAGTGCCTGTTTTATTACTGAAAGCTTCACCTTTTGTCAATAGGAAGTTATCAAACCATAACATGAAGGAGTTTGTTATTTTGTGCTGGAACTGTTCTTTCATTTTAGATCTTTAAATTTTTTAGCGTATTTATTTAAAAGAGCAGAAATGTAAGGCACATTTTGGAATTTACCCTTTCTTACTTTTACACGGGTTTGTATAGCAGAACCTGACCTACCTGCGTTTTTCCTAATTAGATAACCAAGACCAGATAATCCTCTCTCTATGCCTTCAGCCCAACTTCTACCTGTTTCATAAGGTAAAGGTGTAATTGCAAAAATTTCTTCTTTTGTAGGTATTGTGACTTCAAACTCTACTCCTATCTTGGGTGTAGATAGATTTTTTTTATAAATTAATTCTGTTTTTTCTAAAAGTTCTAGTATCGGTATAATAGGTTGCGCCCCTCTATCAAATCCAATAAATGCAAAAAGATTACTAACACCATTTAAAGTTCCACTAATATTTGGTCCTGTAGGTCCAGCCATTATTTCTTGAGTTATGGGATTAGACATGAATTCTGAGATCATTTGATTTTTTATTTCTAAAAATTTTTTACGCATTTCTCCGCGTATTTTGCTTTTAGAAACATTAGGAACTTGCCTTGATAAAGCTTTTTTTACATCTGGATCAAGCATCCCTTTAAGAGTCAACTGGGCTTAGAACAAAGGTATAATACCTATTAGATGTCAAGCCTCTTGGCTGTCCATCGCTTTCAATAATAAATTTTGAACCGTCGAATTCTACCCTACGAGCTTCATTTATATAATTATATCCGTCTTCGTTTACAACAATGCGAACCACCCCATCAGCGACTACTACCTTGTTTTGTGTGCCAGCTTGCTCTCCAGGTCCATCATCTGTAAGATAAGAAGTATCCATATTATCATAATATATTCTAGCCTCAAAAGTTTCAGAACTTATGGTGTATTCTACAGAAGAAGTAGATCCCGTATTTGTCCTATTATACAAGGCATTCCAATTATCATTGGATGCTATGAGTGTTTGCTTGGCATTCTTATAAACAGTAATAGTTCTAGCAAAAGTATCATGTAGTTAAACTATTTATTTTGTTTATTTGGTTTTGTGATAAAAATCCCGCCATATTGATTTTTACACTTTAATTTATATAATAAGATAGGATTAAGGCATGGACGCTAAAAAAATTTTACATAGGCAGTCTGAAAAGGAGATATCAACACTATTTAAAACTATGTTAAAGATGTTAGAGGACATGAAAATGGATCATGATTTTCACTTCTCAAAGCTATACGATAACATTCCATCAGAGCATCATCCAGTTATAAATGCATCTGACCATTTCACGGCAGATAAGGTCAACTGGATTAGGAAAAGAATTTTAGATGCAGGTAACGAATCTATTAGAAATTTGTATAATGAAGTGGATAATTATACAGTAAGTTTTATTTTTACTAAGGAATAAGGTTATGGAATTTAAAGAATTATATAATTTTTCTCTAGAAGAAGAGAAAGAGGTCAAAAAGACTCACACAAGAAAAAACAAAAAAGGTGAGGAAACCACTGTCACAAAGACTGTGACAGAAAAAGTCCCTGTTCAGGTCAGAATAAAAAGACCTTCTCGCAGAGAATTAGAAGAGGATGATGCTAAAAATTATTCTAAGCTACTTAAAGAAATACTTGAAATCCAAAATAAATACGCACGTTTAGAATTGGTTGACAAAAAAACTGACGAGCAAAAAAAAGAGCTTGAAAAGTTAAAAGAAAAATTAGCAGAAAGTAAAAAAGCGGTAATTGATGCAGAGTCTAGTATGCAATCTTTATTTGATCATACTGCCGACATCAAGGCCCAAAACCGCCTACTTCTTTGGTATAGTTTAATGTTAACTTATGTTCAGACTGAGAAAGATGATGATCCAGTCCCTTATTTTGAAGGTCAATCTTTCGAGGATAAAATTGAAAGCTATTATCTTAAAGAAGAAGAACCTTCTGATTTTTATAATGATTTAGTTAAGAAAGTAACTACTGTCTTAGCTTTTTGGTTCTTCAATCAAGCCTCTACCCCCGAAGAGTTTAAGCAACTGATTGAGGGAGTAGAAAAAGGTGATCTTTGAAAGAAGAAGAATATATCTCCATAATAGGAGAGGTTTTTGATGGTTACTCTGAAGTAACCTTAGATGAAAAACCAGCTTATGTAAAACATATAAGTATAAAAGACCAAAGATACCTTCATAAATATTATGAAAAGTATAAGGCGATAGCTTTATCTAGAGGATTAGAATCTCAAGAAGATAGATTAAAAGCTGTAAAAGAAGACGGTATGTGGTCCTCTGAGGATGATACTAAGATATCGTCTTTGGAGTTTGAGATAGGAAATCTTAAGGTTACACAAAAAAGTTTACCACTACGCTCTCAAAGAGATTCGATGCTAGAAAATATATTGTCTAAAGAAAAAGATTTGCAAAATCTTAAATCTAAAAGACAAGAAATTATAGGTAAAACTGCTGATGATTATGCGATGTCAAGGAGTGGTGATGAAATTCTTAGATTTCTAATATTTAAAGATAAAGATTTAACTGAAAATTTTTACACAAACGAAGAATTTGATAATTTAGAAGTTTGGCAAATATTAAGGATTAATTCATTACAAGGTAGTATAAGTCAAAAGCTAGATGACTCTAAAATACAAGAGGCGGTTTTAAGGCCGTTTTTTGGGATGTATCTTTCTTTGTTTGAAGATGTATCTAGTTTTTATGGTAAAGCTACAATATATCTATCTACGTATCAACTTAGAGTGGCTTATTTTTCTAAGGTTTTTTATAACATATTCCAAAATGTAGACGATATACCTGATGAATATAAAACAGATCCTGTAAAATTATTAAATTTTGCTGAAGCACAAAGAGGTGGAGACAAGAAAAGTATTGTAAAAGAAGACGCTGATGCATCTATGGTATTTGGCGCTACCAAAGATGATATAAAAGATCTAGGTGGGCAAGAGGGTGTTTCGTTATCTGAAGAAGCTAAAAAACACGGTGGTAGGCTGGATATGAAACAAATGATGCGATTAGCTGGGCATGATGTGTAAATCTTTGTGTAAATAATACAAAGGTTTAGGGACATGCCATTAAGAATACCAGCAGAAGTAACAGGTTTAGAAGCTAGCGTTCAAGCCGCAGCAAAGAGAGCAGGGCGTAATTTAAAATTAAATTTAGGCACCAACGCAAAAAGTATCGAAGGTTTGTCCCAGCCTCTCGGTAGAATAACTGGTAAAGCTGATCAGTTCACTAAATCAATGGAAGCCGCTAACGCAAGGGTGTTAGCTTTCGGTGCGTCTGTTGGAGTTTTAAATGCTGTAACTCAAGGTTTTAAAGATCTTGTCACAACGACAATTGAGGTCGAAAAATCAATGGCAGCTATCAATGCCATCTTAGGCAAGACAACTGGGGAACTAAATAGATTCAAAGGGGCCATATTTGATGTTGCTAGAAATACAGAGCAATCTTTTGCCACTGTAGCTGAAGCAGCATTAGAGTTAAGTAGGCAAGGTTTATCAGCTGAAGAAGTAACAGGAAGATTAAATGATGCTTTAATATTAGCCCGACTCTCTGGTCAAGGAGCCGCTGAAGCCGTTGCAGGTTTAACTTCAGCTATCAACGGATTTAAAAAATCAGGAATAACAAGCGCACAAGTAGTTAACAAGTTTTCAGAGGCTGCAAAGAACGCTGCGGTGTCTGAGAGGGATTTGGCAGAGGCTTTTAAGCGAGCTGGTGCTGTGGCAGGACAAGCTGGTGTCAGCTTTGATGAGTTGGCGGGTATTGTCAGTGCTGTGCAGCAAAAGACCTCAAGGGGGGGAGCTGTTATCGGTAACTCATTCAAAACAATTTTTACTAGATTACAAAGTCTAGATAAGCTGCAAACAATGCAGAATTTAGGGGTGCAGGTAACTGACGCATCTGGTGACATATTAAACGCGACACAGTTGATAAAAAACTTAGCTGCTTCAATTCAAGATTTACCTGAAGCAAAACAACTTCAAATAGCAGAGGATTTAGTCGGTAAATTCCAAGTGGCACCTTTTGTTTCTATTTTGGAGGACTTTAACGATCAGCAATCAATCGCAATTAGGCTGACGCAAATTTCACAAAACGCTTCTACAGCAGCTTATGAACGTAATGAAGCCTTAAACAAGACATTAGCAGCAGCTATAAATGAAGCAACAGTTAACTTAAAAGAGTTATTTGATACTCTAGGCAAGATTGGGGTAACTGATCAATTAAAAACTATTGTTGGTTTCTTTAGTGGATTAGCAGAAAACATAAACAAAGTTTTAGAAGGTGATAGTATAGGCAGTAAGTTTGCAAAAGGTATAGTTAAAGGAATAGGTAATGTTTTATCTGGACCTGGGTTAGCTATATTCGGAGCTATAATTTTAAAATTAACTGCTGACTTAGCAAAGTTTGGAGTTGGTTCATTACAAACTTTCTTTGGTTTAAACAAGGCAGCTAAAGAGCAAGCTGCTCTTCAGGGACAAATAGCTTCTAGCCTTTTGGGTAATAAAGGGATACAAGATGAGATACTAAGAATTGAGAGAGCGCAAATAAGCGCTGAAGAGAAAAAAGCGCAACAGACTAAATTTTTTACCACTGCTCTTAATGAGCAACTCGCTGTCATGCAAAAAATGCAAGGCATAGCAGCTAGAGTAGCACCTGGAGTTTTAGCTGGGACAAGAGCTAGAGGTAGAGGTGCTTTCGGGAGAGGGGCTGGTGGATTTATACCCAACTACAATGCAGTCATGGGTTACGCTCCTAACTTCGCTGCTGAAAGTTCTGACATAGCTAAAGGTGTTGGCGGTGCTCCAAGGTCTGCTAGACCTGTTGCTATACCTAATTTTAATTTTGGTGCAGGACAGCGAGGGACGATGGTTGCTAATACTAGTGAGGTTATGGTGCCTAACTTTGCTGGCACAGGAGGCTCTGCAATATTTAATCGTGACATGGTATCTTCTATGGGGATGCCAGCTGGAGCTAAGAGTATTGGTGCGGCTGGGGGTTACGTTCCAAATTTCGCCGCTGTAAATGTTCCTTTTGCTGCGATGTTAGTTCCCCAAAAATTTGCTGGTAAAAAACCACAAATTGGAAAAGCTGGTGGTAGACAATTTAAATTTAATGCTTTTGGTATTTCGGCAGCTGGTGAAAAAGTTAGAGAGGAACAACAATTAGTTAAAGAAGTTGGTAAGTTAGCAATAGGCATGGCTGAGAGAGAGGCTAAAACCATGACTGGTGGGAAACCTAGAGCTGACAAGATTAATAAGCTAGCGAATACAGGATCAATAAGTGCTTTAGCTGGCTCAATATTTGAGACTTCTTTAAGTGCGTTATTGAGGAGTAAAGATTTTGATTTTGGAGAAACTGCGACCTTTGATTTTGTAGGGAAAAAAGCAATACAAGATATATCAGACATATCTCCTGGATTACGTGGAGGTGTAGTTAATTTTCTAGAAGCTAAAATAGGCTTTGGCCCTAAAACCAATGACAGCATGGCTAGAAAAATACTTAAGTTCTTTGGACCAAGCGCCACTGGTAAAAGTATAACGGCAGCTGGAACAAAAGAATTAATAAAAGCGCAAGAAAGAGCTGGGTCAAAAGCAGGTTTTCAAGGTCTTCAACAAAGGACTGGGATGCCGTTTCGTAGAATAGCTTCTGGTGGATACATACCTAACTTTGCGATGGGAGCTTTAGACCAAGCTATCGCAAGAGAATCTGCGGCTGGGTTACCCATAAATCAAATCAGAATAAATCAAGATCCTGCATTGAGAAACTCTGCAAACCCAATGGGTCTCGCCGTTACGAATACTAGAGATGAGCCTACTGGTGCTATCCCTAACTTTGCTCGTAGGTCAGTGGGAGAAGGTGGAGGAACAGACTTATTAACAAAGATATTTGTTCTTCAATCAGCATTTTCATTGTTAACGCCAACAGTTAACGAGGTTACAGAGCAGAACAAGCTCATGGTGGGAGCTATGAAAACTTTGAATATTGCCATGACCGCAATGTTTATTGGTCAAGCGTTTGGTGGAGGAAAAGGAGGGGCGCTTGGACTGTTAAATCCTTCAGCTGGTGGCACGGGTGCTAAAATGCAAAGAGCTGGCGCATTTGCCCGAAACAGAGCAATAGTTCAAGGTAAACCTGGAGCAGCGTTTGCTGGGTCACTTAAGAGTCTCGGAGGAGCGGCCATGCGAGCGACTGGACCTCTTGCCGCAGTTGCAGCTGGCTTTATAGCCGTTAAGGAAATTAATGATATGCTGCTAGGCACTAGCAAAAATCTTGCTACCGCTAATGATATGGCAGCTGAAGCAAGTAAAAGAGCAGCTAGCGAATTAGCAAAATTACAAATCCCTGATGAGTTCAAACAAGAACGTGCCGCAAAAGCAAAGGAAGAAGCAGCTGATATTGTTCAAACTATAAAAGACAGAAGAGGTTTGGCGGGATTTGCTGGAGGGGCCGTCCAAGGCAGTGATGATAAGAAATTTTTAAGCGATCTAGGGACAGCTATAGAATCTGCTCAGGTAAGAGGTGGTGATAGTGCAGCAATAGCAAGAATCACAACTCCTCTTATAGCAGCAGCAGGTGAACGGAAGTTAACACAGGATGAAATCCTCGATGCTATTGATTCTTTAGGTATGTTGCAAGGAGTGGGTAAGGGTGGACAGTCTAAAGCTGCAAATAGAGTCATTGCTGAAATGTTCTCTAATTTCCAAAGAGAAGGTGTCAAGGTAGGTGAAGGTAAAGATGCAATCTTAGGAAGAGACTTATTAAGAAACATAAGAGCTATAGAGGCAGTAGATCAAAGATTAAAAAGAGGAGAGAAGACTCAGGAGCAAATTGAGAGAGGAGAGAGAGCGGGAGAAACTGATCAAGAAAGACAATTAAGAATAAACACTAGAGATATTATAAGAAGATCTTTACGCGATGCAAATTTGCAAACTGGGTTAGCGGAAGGCGTAATGAAAGGGATTGGTTTAGAAAGAGCTGAAGAAGTTCAAGCAGATGATCGTATTGCTAATCAAGTATTTAAACAAAGAATTAAATTCTTAACTGAGATAGAGGCACTAGACACCAGAAGAGTAGATAATGCAAAGTTCTTGTTAAGAGAGTTACAAGCCACAGATCAGATTGACAAAAGTTTATTATCTAATGCTAGGTTGCAAATTATAGATGCAGAGGCAGATCAAAAAATTAGAAATAAAACATTACAAACAAGCGCTGAAATAGTTGCTTTAGGAAAAGACTTAACTGTAACAACAACGCAAGAAAAAGATCTACGTGATGCTATCACAAAAGCAAACGATGATGGGTTAATATCAGATACCGAGCGTGCTAAAATATTAAAAATATCTAAAAAGATATTAACAGATCAAGGCAGGGAAACTTCTCTTCAGCTACAAAAACTTGAAGATGGTCTAGAAGTATCAAGACAATCGAGTGAAGCAGAAAGAGACAGGTTAATAACAATAGAAAAGCAAAACGAAGCCTTAAGAGTGCAACGTGTATTGCTAGATATTGAGGATATAGAAGAACAAAGAAGAGTCGGCAATCTAGATGCAACTGCAAACTTTATTGGTCAAGCAGCTGTAAATCGTGAACAGTTACTTCAACAACAGATTACTAATAGAGCAAGAGGAGGAAGTATACTAGATGAAGAGGCCGCACAAAGAAGTATATCACTATCTAGAATAAGACAGAACAGAGCACAAAGAGGGCTAGATTTAAGAGCATTTGAAGCTGGGCAAAGTAGAGAGCTTATTGATTTACTTAACCCATTTAGAGATGCTATTAAATCAGAAACAACTCAAACTCCTACAACAATGCTTTTAAATGCTAGGGGCGCAGGTTTAGTGGGACAATCTAAAACTCTTATTGATGCGCTTAAAAAGTTAAGGGTAGAGATGTCTCACCCAGATCTAGAAGGTATGAAAAATGCTGATGTGGACAGGCTTGTTAAAAATGTAGAGAGAATACGAGCTGGTATTATTAATTCTCAAGCAAGCTTCAAGCAAGCAGCAGATGCTAGTGTTGAATTAGAAAAAGAAACAGAAAGGTTCTCGGGTGTTTTCGTAGGAACATCATTACAAAATCTTTTAATTAATAGAAGAGTGTCAAATGCTAGAGGTATCAACCAACAGCTTTTAGACGCAGAATCGAATACGTCTAACATAGCTAGACTTAGAGCAAGAAGGGCAGTTGGTTTAGAGTCTAGAATAAGTAGAAGATTTGAAGAATCACTAACAGGGGGAGCACCTTTTAGTATAGACGATGAAAGAAATATGCGTAGGCAGTTTGAGTTTAGTGATAAACTTATTGAAGCTTCTAATGTGTTTGCTCAAAACATAGGAACAGCCATGGTAGATGCGATAGCTAGAGGTGCAGATCTAGGAGAAGTATTACAAAGTGCAGCTTCTAACTTTTTCAACACATTATCTTCTGCTTTCATGCAGAGTGCTGTGGATGACATAGTGGGAGCTTTCGGAGGTGGTATAAGTTCTGCGGCTAGTGGTCTTACAGGATTAGCGTTTGGGGCTAACTCTGGCGGTATGATTAGAGGTGGTTCTGGGACAAGAGATGATGTGCCCACACTTTTAACTGGTGGTGAGTTTGTCATGAGAAAAAGTGCTGTGCAAAGATACGGACCAGAGTTTATGGCTGCCTTAAATGCTGGTCGTGTTGGCGGCATGCAAACTGGTGGATTCTTTACCCCAGGAACTTTCGGACAAGGAGCTATAACAGGTAAATCTAATTTACTCAGCTTTGCTACACAATCATTTACTGGAGGTGCATTTGATCGTGTGGGTGGTGGTGGAGGCTTAGGCTTTGCATCCTTAGAACCACAAAGCGGTAGGTTGACCTCCTTTGGTCGTGCGAATAGCCCGATGTTCCAAAGAGAACAAGAATCTAAACGCGCAGCATTTGGACTCTTTGTAAGACAAGAACAATTAGAAGAACAAGAAAGAGAAAGAGCCAAACAGCAAAGAAAAGCTTTATTAGGATCTATTATAGGAGCAGTAGCAAGTGTAGCTTTAAAGGGTATAACTAATAAGTTATTCCCTGATGTATCAAAGGCAGGAGTGGCACAAACTATTTTTGAGAGGACTCCAGCAAGAGCTATACCAGTTGGTGGTGGTGCTTCAAGCGTTTTGAGCGCCCCTCCGAGCGTTACCCCTCCATTGCCTGATACTAATTTTTTAAATCCTGATAATTTCTTATCTGATCATTTAAGAGATAATGTGCCAAATCTTGATGGTAATCTTGGGACCATCGCTGAGTTTTCTGCGGCCTCATATTTACATCCAAATGCCAGTAACCTTGGTATAATAGAAATTATAAGAAGGCAAAGGGCAGCGGGCACTATGGGAAATATGATAGATCGTGCCAATACTCTAAGAGATATAGAAGCTGGTCGTGGTTTACTCCCTGCTAGAGCGACTGGTGGTTATGTTTCCCCAAGAGCTGGCATTGATAATGTCCCTACCATGCTCTCTGGTGGTGAGTTTGTTATGAACGCTGCTGCTACGCAGAGAATAGGCGCTGGTAACTTAGCGGCTGCAAACGCTGGTGGAGGCGGCGGCGAAGGCAAAGAAGCTGTCGTAGCGAGACTGGACGAGCTTATAGCTGTAACACAAAACAGTGGAGAAACTGTGATAAACATCACTGTAAATTCTGATGGCTCAGAAAACCAAGAGGGTGGTGGTGACGAACAACAACAAGGACTAGCTAAGAAGATCAAAGATGTTGTAAAACAAACTATTGATGACGAGAAAAGATTAGGTGGATCATTAAGAAGAGTATAAAATGTTCGGATCAAAATTAAACTACGACTCACATTTTTTTATAGATGGTGAGGAGATATCTGGAGTTGACTCTGTAGATATTAGCTATAGTAATTCTGCAAACGTATCTAAACCTTTAGGTTATCATGCAGGTGTCACAACAGTTGGAGGGCCAACTCAACAAACAGTATCTGTATCAAGATACTTAATTTCTAATACTCCTTTAGAATCAGTATCGCAAGGGCAAAATTTTAGTGGTAGTTTAAATTATGAAGGGGCGGCTTATGGTTTTAAAAGTGGTTACATGACTAGTATGTCTGTCAATTGTGCGGTAGGGGCCATACCTAGAAGTAATTATAGTCTTGTTGTTTATGATGAGCTAAGGTCAGGTGCAAATGCATCAGGAAATGCTACAAGCGCTATAGACATACCAAGTCAAGGTTCTATTTCTATTACTTGTGATAATATTACCAGCAATAGAGTTATAGGTTTTGATTATAATGCTTCATTTAACTATAAGCCTTATTATACTATTGGATCAGAGCATCCAGCTGACGTTAAATATATATCACCCTCAACATACAACGCTAGTGTTCAACTTGAAATTGACGATGTTATGCCAAAAAGTGGATATACTTTTTTAACAGAGGATAAAAACAATGATAGTCCAATAGGTAATTCAAGAGTCACTTTAAGCGTAAAAGGAAGAGATGGCGCAACCATACAAACATATTCTATTCCTTCCCCGTCTTTAGTTTCAGAACAATTAAGTTCTACTGCCGATGGCTCATTAAGATTAACTTTAAATTATGTAGGACACCAATAATGGCTGAAAGTTTATTTTATAATAGAGATTTAAACATCTCAGGAGTAACAGTTCCAAGCGAGTTAGATGACCTATCTTTAACTCCAGTCTACGGATCTGAGGCTCGTTTTTCCTCTGAGGCAAACGCTTATGTAACAGATGATTTTTATTTCAATTCAATACCATTGTCAGTCAATAGTTTGACAGCAGAGTTTAATGTTAGGTATGATGTAAATGAAACAAACGCAAGAAAGCTAGTAGCATTTTTAGAAAATCAATCTGGCAACAAGCAGATAGAATTTATTCCAGATACAAGAACGTATAAAACTTTATCTGGCTTTTGTAACAATTATGCTGTCAATTTTATTAACAATCAGCACCTAGAAGTAGGGGTAAGTATAGCTGTAGATGGCGCTCCTACTTTACTAAATTGGTCTGGTGGTAATTTTGCTAATGTGTCCTTTCAGGGTTGGACTCCTTCTACATCTTATAAAAAGTATGATATTGTTTTTAGCGGTGTGAATCAAAACAAGTTAGACAATTTTTATTATTGTTCTGGTGATCATTCATCAAATGAATCTAATAGTCCTACTGGAGCGTCAACTGCTTGGAGTCAAAAGTTTTTCTTTGAGCCTGATATTGGCACTAGTAATAATGTTGATATAAAAGCTGACATACAAAATTATAAAAACTCATTTAGACAAAGGTTAAAGACTAACGATAATATTTCTACCTTTGATATGAGTTATACATTCTCTAACATTAGTGATCATCAATTAAAATCTATGATCCATTTCTTAGAGAGAAAGGGTGGCTACAGAAGATTTGAACACCAGATACCTTCAGTTTACAATAGACCTAAAGTTTATTATGCGCCCACTTGGACTCATACTTGGGTGGCATTTAATTCTAACAACTTAACAGTGGATCTTGTAGAAGACCCACTTGGTGTAATCCCAACAGGAACATAGAATGGCTAGGAACATAGTAAAAAGTAATATAGTAGCGATGGCTGTCAATCATGACTCAGCCAACTCTTTTAGCACCAATGACCTTGAGCTTAGACTTTTTATGGCTGTTAGGGATTTCAATTACTCAATACAACTGCCAAGACAGGAATTAAAGCAAGTTGGCACTCAAGAATTATCTGTTGAATCCATGATGAATCAACCAGATGTAGAGTTAACCGTTTCGTATCTAGCTCAACCTGATTTAGCAAACGAATACAACTCTAATTTTATTAAAGAAGCGGGAGTTTACACTAGATTTACAAATTTCTTCTCTGGCGTAAGTCAAAACTCTAACAATTTTTATGGATTTTTAGGGAAAGACCAAGGTGTTGATATTTTTGATACACTAACTTTTGACGAGTCATCTATCAATTTAACTGGATTTGATGTCATAGCTTTTGGGAACTGCTTCCCTACAACATATGGCTTAAGTTATTCATTAGGCTCATTGCCAATCGTATCAACGAATTACATTTGTTCTAATGTGGTATTAGAAAGCTTAACTGGCACTTCAATGGTTTCGCCAGCTATAAATTTAACTGGTGGTAATAATGATAACGTAGGAAGATGTGATTTTAAATTTGAAGCAAACACACCAGATGATTCTTCGCCTGTTATTTTAACTCAAACAGATTCCAATAGCAGTATTACACTGCAAAATTTGCAAGTAGGTGGTCAAAATTTATCTGGAATTCATTTCATCCAATCGGTGGATATGTCTGTAGATTTACCCAGAGTATCTAACTATGGCTTAGGAAATGATTTTGCCTTTAATAGAAAGGCACAACTACCTGCTAGGGGGTCATTCAAAGTATCCTCATTGGTATCTGGATTGAATGATGGTGCGCTTACGGGAGTTCTAAATACCGATCAAAATTATGATTTTGATTTAGTGCTAGCTAGTGGAGATGCCAAGCTAGTTTACAAAATAGAGGATGCTAAATTAGCGAGTTACAACTATGGTATAGCTGTAAATGGTAATATGACATTTGACGCCGACTTTACTTTCCAAGTCACAGAAAATAAAGGATTGAAAGTAAGTGGGACTAATTACTAGTCATACTCTATCTTAACATTCTTACTTTCATAGCCGCGCTCTTTAACCCTGTTTGGGTGTTCTGCCCCTTTGCGCTCTTCAGAATAGTTATTATAAAACTTTTCTTTTACAGGATCTAGCCCACCAGCTTTCTCTGCTCTTTTGTGGCTAAGTTCAGCTGATAAATCCATCATATCACCCACAGTTCCTTTTTTATTATATGTGGCATCAATGTATTGCTGTTTGTTAAAAGGATCTACGGAACTATCAATGGAGGCGTTGGGTGAAAGAAACACCCTCTTCCACTCAACGCCATCCTCTGAATAGACATGTTTATCATTCATACCTTGAATGATTTCTTTATACTCTTTACGCTCTGGATGTTTATATACGTAAATAGGCATTATGTTTTTATTTCTATCTCAGTGCTTTCAGCTACAGCTCTTTTAGGCAGCGTCAGTTTAAGCAAGCCATTTTTAAGAACTGCATCAATGTGTTTGTCTGAAACACTATTATTCAAACGCAACCTAAACTTCTGTGATCTGTCCTCGTTTTTAGCGTTAACATAAAGAATATCATCAAGAACTTTTATCTTAACATCTTCTTTGCCAAAACCAGCTAACTCTAGCTCCATTTTGTAAACGTCTCCTGCGTCAATGACTGGATGTTCTGTTTTCATGTGATCTGTTGTATTAAAAAATGATTCAATTAAGTTCATACTAATACTTAACATTATTTATGCCATAATTTTATGCTTTAATTACAGCTAAAATTTGCTCTACAGTTTTTGAGTATGTCATTTCTTCTGCCAACTTTTGACCCTCTGTGTTAAGTTGTCCTGCTTTTTCTTCTGCTTTTTCCATAGCTGAAATGGCCTCATCTTCCTCCCAAGTATAGAAGGTTCCTTGATTATATGTAGAGTTAGCATTGAAGAAAACACCATCTTGAACAGGCATCTCTCCAGAGGGTTCAATTAAAATAGAATTATTATTATTAGCCCAATCCTTGTGTGATGTAGCGTTTAGAACAATGCTCCATTTACCAAGACAGGTAGCGTTGAAAGCAGGAAGGTTCCAGCCTTCACCCCCAGACAGTCCAGTCAAGTCGATATCTATAGAATTAAGCAACTCATTTACTTCTGCATTCTTTTCTAACATCGGCAAGAAATTTATGTTATTGTAATGGTCACCTTGTAAAGTGTCAGCTATTAAGCCTGTCATTTGTTGGTTATTAAAAAATGGATTATTTACACAACAAGTAAGCTGATACTTATTGTTATTACCATATTTTTTTAACCAAGCTCGGATGATTTTTTGAGTATGCTTTCTATTTTCAAACTTACCCATCAACCCAAAATGGATTGTATCTTTTAGATATGTCTTTTCTGTCCTAAAGAAGTCCTTATCAAAACCAAGAGGTATATTCATGGCTAGTTCTACCCCAGCCCCTCTAAAATGATCTGCTGCGTATTTCGAACTAAAGATAACTTTGTCTTGAACAAGAGCTATTTGTTTTTCTATCTGTGTAGGTTGATTGCACTCATAGAAAGTATAAAGGTATTGAGATGGATTTTTTCTATTATCGCTACCGTTAAGGTGCCATAACTTTAGAGAGGGCACCCAAGGGTCTAGATAGTCCCACCTCTTATTTATACAGTCCTCAATATATTTCTTAGTGTCTTCTTCAGGATCAAAAGCAGATAAATCCAATTGATTTAAATCACCAATTGGAAATATCCCCAGATCAACATCTAGCTTTTTAAGCTCTCTGATAAAGTTGTAAGAAACATTACCAAAGCTTAACCTATTTATAGGAGCTTCTAGTAATAATTTCATTAAAACGGAACATCTTCGTGTTCTGAGTTTTGTGAGCTTTCTCCATTAGATTCTGAATCAGACTTTTTAGATGAACTTAAAAACTGTAAATCTTTTCCCCTAATGAAATACTTGCTGAAGTTTTTGCCGTCTTTTTCCCAAGATGACATACAAAGTTCCCCTTGGACCATAAACTCTCGGCCTTTACTTAAATATTTTTCAGCAATCTCTGCTGTTTTGTCCCAAAACTCAATATCTACAAAACACTTGGTTTTTGCGTTAGCTGTTGAAATGCCAGCTCTGAGATTCACTACTTTAGATCCAGATTTAGTGTTCCTAACCTCTGGGTCTTTTACAAGATATGCTGCTGCTGTTACTGAATTAAACATAATTAATTTCTTTTTTTACTTTATTAATGAAACGATTGTGGATGTTTATACAACCCTGTATACTCATGTCAAGTTTTTTAGCAATTTTTCTCCAAGGATTCAATTTGCTGCTATTTACGTTATACCTAAGCTCAATTATTTCTCTGACCCTTGGGTCTGATTCTTCATTCAATAGGTCTTGAAATAAATCGAAAGCTTCTTCTTTATTTATTTGATTTAAGAAGCTTTCTGATGATGGCTCATGATACAAGGACAAATCTTCTATGGAATATTCGTTGATTCTTTTTTTCTTGCTCAAGATATTTAAGCATTTCCATTTAGCTTGATTTGCTAAATAAGTAGAAAATTTTGTATTTTTATTTGGATCGAAACTGACAGCTGAATTGTATATAACGTAATCTTTCTCTTTTACAGCTTGTGTTTTGTCAATGCTATTTTGAGGAGATGACAAAAACTGATTTATCATTGTATGATATATTCCAGAGTGTCTATTTATCAACTCAAGAAGACTTTCCTCGTCATTCCGATCTTTTATTTTGTCGATTAATGTCAGATCACTTTGCACTGAGACTGATCATAAAGAGTGTTTTTAGTTTTTCAACTAAAAAATGCATTATTTATAATATATTTATAAAACGTAATAGTAAGCGATAACGTATTGCCTTACTAAATCGTAAAAGAGAAAGAT